TATGGGATTCAAGGATTACAAGGTTATAATCTTGGATGAGTGTGATTACATCACACCAAACGCTCAAGCCGCACTTCGTAACCTAATGGAAACATTTAGTAAACATTGTAGGTTTATCTTGACTTGTAATTTTGTCGAGAGAATTATTGACCCGATTCAATCTCGGTGTCAGGCATTTCAAGTAATTCCACCAAACAAACAAGATGTAGCGAAACATCTACATAATATTTTGACACAAGAGAACATAAATTATGAAAGAGAAGATTTAGGTTTATTAGTCAATAGTGGTTATCCTGATATTAGGAGAGTTATCAATGGAGCTCAAAGACAATCAGTTGAAGGTATATTAACGATTGATAAACAGAGTATTGTGGAGAACGATTATAAATTAAAATTATTAAAGATTTTAGAAACCCAAGATAAAAAGAGTGCATTCAACAACATTCGTCAGTTGGTTGCCGACTCAAAGGTTACGGATTTTGCTGATTTATTTCGACTTCTATATGATGAAGTTGATACTTATGGTAAAGGACATATTGCCGCTTGTATCTTGGTTATAGCAAAATATGAATTAAGTGATGCCCAAGTGGTTGATAAGGAAATCAACGCTATGGCAATGTTAATAGAGTTATTAGGAATCATAAAATAAAAGGAGTCGTAATGTATTACGAAGCACAGGTTGTATTTACTGAAGAAATAGACACTAAAAATGGAGTCAAGGAAAAGAAAGTCCGACGCAACTATTTAGTAGAGTGTGATTCAGTATCGGTAGCAGAAGCAAGAGTAACTGAATTTCTAAAGGATTCAGCATTTTTCTTTGAAGTAAAGGTAGCGAAAGAATCTAAGATAGTAGACGTGGTAGAAGCATCATGAACGGAAAATATTGGGGTGAAAAGAAAACACCAGCCCGTAAGGCAACACAAAATAGTAATACCGATAAGCACATTTCGGTTCAAGAAAATAAAATCTATTACTACTCAAGTGTAAACAGAGATAGTGCAGTAGAACTCAACAAGAAGATTGCAGAATTAGAATCAAAAAGTCTATCCTTGTCACATAGTTTAGATATTGATGCTCCACCTGTAAAGATAATGATTAATTCAGGTGGTGGTTCTATCGTGGCAGGTATATCATCGATGGACACCATAATAAGAAGTAAAGTTCCAATTCATACCTATGTGGATGGATTTGCGGCAAGTGCAGCAACATTCCTCTCGGTAGTTGGAACTCATAGACTTATGAGTAGAAATTCTTATATGTTGATTCATCAACTATCAAGTACCTTTTGGGGAACATATTCTAATTTCGAGGACGAGAAACAGAATCTTGATTTAATGATGAAAACCATTAAAGAAGTGTATAAGAAGTATACTAAAGTTCCTATGAAAGAACTAAACAATATACTAAAACATGATTTATTATGGGATGCCCAAAAGTGTTTAGATATGGGATTAATTGACCAAATAATATAATGAATGTATTAGTTATAGGAGATAGTTGTAAGGATGTATTTGTGTATGGTGATATTACACGAATAAGTCCTGAGGCACCAATTCCTGTATTTGTTCCATCACACACAGAAAAGAATGACGGAATGGCTCGTAATGTTTCACATAATGTAGAGGCATTACAAATGAACATCACTACGATTACTAATAAAAATGGTATAGTCAAAAAACGATATGTGGATAATCGTAGTGGTCAGATGGTATTAAGAGTTGATGAGCATGATTATTGTGATAGGATAGATAAAAAAGTTTTAGAAGATTTACGAGATAATAAATGTAGACCACACTTTGGTTCTGAAAAAAAGATTGATGCGATTATCATATCAGATTATTGTAAAGGATTTTTAGAAGAAGAAGATATTCAATTTATTTGTGATAATAATGATAATGTATTTGTGGACACCAAGAAAAAACTTGGTAGTTGGATAAAACAAGCTGACTTCATCAAGATAAATGAATTGGAATACAAAAAAAATCATGAATTATTATCCGAAAAGGGATTTGAACAGAAACTCATCGTTACATTGGGAAGTAAGGGGTGCAGATATAGAAGTACAGTATATTCTGTTTCTGAAGTGCCAGTTAGGGATGTAAGTGGTGCAGGTGATACATTTCTTGCTGGGTTGGTTTGTGGATATTTAGATACAGGTAATATAGTTGAGGGAATAAGATTTGCTCAAAGGTGCACCACAATTGTAGTGCAAAAACACGGAGTAGCAACCGTAGAATTAAAGGAGTTAGAGAATGGCTAAAAGAAAACTACCACCACAAGGTGCACAGCCACAAGTTGATTTGTCAAAGGCAGATACTATAAAATGTGAAGATTGTGGAAATTACCTTTTTATTACATCGAATGTGATTAAAAGAATTTCGGCAATAATGTCACCAAGTGGACAAGAAGCACTTGTACCAATTCAAGTATATAGTTGTGGTAATTGTGGTAAAGTTCCAAAGATGTTCTTAGAAGGAGCAGGGTTAACTGGTGAAGAACCACCTAAAGAAGATTCACTTTCAAGATTTGATTTAGGATAATGTCTTTAAATCTACTTGGTGATTACATCTTCAAAAGAATACAGAAAGACAATACAGATAATCGAAATATTAAATATAAACCACGAGAATCTATGACTGGTTTATATATTGGTGCCAAAGATATACAAAGATATATCAATGATTATTTTAATTATGGTATAGACCACATGGGCGACAATGAGTGTGCAGACGATAGGATAGAAAGATATTGGGATGATTCAGATGGTATCGAAAAATAAAATAGAATCAGTATCATTAGATATTGCAAATCATTGGAAAGATAATAATATATTAACTGAGGTGAATCCTCAATGTGGAACTTTTGTTGGGTTTGATTGGGTTGAATATGAGGGAAATTATTATCTACCTTCAATTAACACTAATATAGATTTGGGTTATGTAGAACACGAACATTTTAAATTCGATGTTCTGTTAGAATTTTTGAAGGAAAATGAATATAGTTTTGCTTTAGGGTTAAGAAATTATGCATTCAAAGATAATCCATCAGAGGAATGGACAGATAAACTTAAAGAACTTTTAATTTCTAACGAAATAGAGTATGATGAATTTGTAACTGATTTATGGCCAGCATCGATACCTGAGTTTGACATACCACCTAACGTTTTTGTTTTTAGGTATGCATTTGATGAGTATAGTAAGATAGATAAGATGGCTTCAAATCAATCGTTATTTGAAGATTTTATGAAAACTTCACTTATCGATTATCCTAATGAAAACGACCAATTCGAAGTATATTATAATGGTGGTAAGGATGAAGAACGACCATATAAGACACTCGAATTAGATTTACTGAAAATTACTGATAAAATACGAGTCATAGTTTTTTGTAGTGATAAGGGAAATTTTATATTACACAATTATAGTAGGAAAAGTAAATGATAAAACTTTTATACACCATAGGAGATAGTTGGACTTTTGGAGATGAATTAGTATTTCCTGAGTTACATTCTTATCCAACCTTATTATCTAAGGAACTTGGTTGTGAGTTAGAAAATGATGCAATAAATGGTGGCCCAAACGATTGGATGTATAGAAAAACAATAGAATGGGTTTGTAGTCAAGATAACCTCGATGATGTAGCAGTAATCGTTGGTTGGAGTTCGGTAAATCGTAGAGAAGAAAATTATCAGATTTATCATGGTGCATATCAAGATGATGAAGTAGATAAGTTTATTTTTGATAGATTGTATAATGAAGAATTGGAACACTATCGAACTATTTGTAATATGGTCTCGTTACAAGAATTTTTAAAGTCCAAAAATGTAAAGTATTTATTTTATCAACCTTGGTATGATGTTTTGGATTGTGAAGGTATTTTAGACAATAAAAGACAGCAAAAAAATAAATTTAATTGGTTAATGAAAGATGATTCGTTTAAAGACTATCGTAAGGAGTGTTATACCGATGTTTTAACCATTGGGAAAATAATAGAACAAGTAGATATGAGTCGTGTTATAGGACCAGTAGTTAAGGGTTATGAAAAAGAATACGATGTTAAAAGTATAATGAGTGGTATTTTTGGAAGGAGAGAAGATGGACGACCAAAGATGCATCCCAACGAAGAAGGTCATAAGATAATATGTAAATTTTTAAAAGAAAAATTAATAGAATTATACTCGTGAAAAAAACACTTTATACGATAGGAGATAGTTGGACACAAGGATACGACTTGAAAAATCCTAAAGAAGAATGCTACCCATATCTTCTGTCTAAAAAACTTGATTGTGATTTGATAAATGAGGCAAAACCAGCAGCCTCAAACGATTGGATGTTTAGAAAATCGGTTGAATGGATTACCACAAACGATACCTCAAATATACACACATTTATAGTTGGATGGTCACAACCAGATAGACGAGAGGAAAACTTTAATTTTTATCATGGTGGAGCTCCAAAATATGAGAGAATCAACTATGCCGACAATACTATTTCTAATTGGATTAGTGATAATTTGTCGAATGAAAAACTATCAAATATAAAAAGTTTTACCTACATTTATACCTTACAGGAAATATTGAAGAAAAATAATATTAATTATTTATTTTACTTTCCGTGGGATCCGATATTGTTACAGGATGATTGGTATGAAGAAAACATTAAAGAGTATGTTCACGATATATATTTAAGTATAGATTTAGATTATTGTGTTGGTCCAGAATTTGATGGTGAAAGGCCAGTTCCAATAGATGAATTAAGACACCCAACTGATGTTGAGCAGACGTGGATATGTAATAAATTATATGGGGAGTTGAGTAAATGAAAAAATCTTTATTGTTATTGGTTAGTGATTCTTGGGGAGTTGGTGCAGAAATAGAAAAGGTAGAAGATAATTTATATGTAAATCATTTACAGCAATATTTAGGATTTGATGAGATAAAAAATCTATCAATGAGTGGTCAAACCAATGACTCAATATATCAATCAACTATTTCTTCCATATTTGAATACAAAGATAAATTTAATTTATTTGTTCTCGTGGGATGGACTTCTCCTGAAAGGAAACTATTTTCTTTTAATAGATTATACGAGGGTGGAAAATCACCATATAATTTTAGTCATGTACCAGGTATGATTTACCAAGAAGATAAAGACTATGGGTGTGATTCACCTAAACAAAAAAGTGATTTAAAACATTTCTTGAACTTGTATAATAAATATTGTTGGAGCGTTGAGGAATCTTTAGAAAGATGGAGTTATCAAATGGTCACCCTTCATCGATTGTTAATTTCTTATGATATAAAACATTTGTTTTTTAATAATTTTTATCCGTATGGTTCAATGTATGATTTTTTTAAGGATAGTATCATAGATAATGTCATGCAGTCAGATGTAGATGAATTTTTTGGTCATAATGAAGAAGTAAAAGATTTACATTTATATAGTGAACCACTAAAGTCGAGTGATGAGTTAAATTTTAATGAAAATGAGAAAAATTTAATTTCTCAGATAAACAAGAAGAATATTTTTCCCAACACACTATTAAATGTTTTGAGAGATAAATATGAGAATAAAGAAAGACCTCCGATGAAAGTATCATCTGCAAAACCAAACAACCCAACACTGGCATCTGGTGGTCATCCAAATGAATTTGGACATATAGAAATAGCAAATATGTTATATAATTATATTAAAGAGATTGATTAATGTTCGCAGTAGTAGGATGTTCATTTACTCGTGGTGAAAGATTATTTTATCATAGATATGTGGATGTCAATGAAAATGGCCATTTTATACCAAAGGATTCACCTTATAGTGGTGAGTTAGAAATTCCAAAAACTCACAGAGGTTTTAGGGCTAACATTCCTATTTTTGGTAAGGTAGATGATTCTAATCATATGGCTATAGCAACCATAGATGATAAAAGGTTTCAATTAGACCATACTGCAGCAGGATTGTTATCAAAAAAATTAAATTGTGAGTATTTTCAATCATCTGGTCATAATGATGGGAATCATAATCAGATAAAAGAATGGATAGACTTATCAAATAAAGTTTCAGAAAGAAAATTAGATTTTATTATTTGGCAACTAACTGATCCACAGAGAGATTTAGAAGATGTTACTAATTTTTGGAGTAAACTAAACTCAATATCTACACCACCTGAAGAAAAGGAAAAACTTTGGAATCACATTACTAATGAAATACCACAGAAAACAATAGGTCATATTGTAGAGTTGGATAAAAAATGTAAAGAAAGTGATATTGATTTATTTGTTTGGAGTTGGCAAGATGATATTGCAAAACTGATAAAAAACGAGGATTATTTTGTTAGGTTGGTTCATAATGATAAGTGGTATCGTTCTTTTAATCACTTTAAAGATACAAGTAAATTAGATGTTGAATTGAGTCAAATTTTTAATACTGAAGATAATCACCCAAATAAATTTTTTAATGAGGTGTTGTATAATTCACTACTGATAAAACTGAGACAGAGGGGATATGAAATCTAAAATTTTATATACCGTAGGAGATAGTTGGACTTATGGGGATGATTTAAAAAACCCACAAATTGAATCGTATCCCTATTTACTCTCAAAAAGAATTGGATGTGATTTGGTAAACGATGGTAAGAATTTTGCTGGAAATGATTGGATATTCAGAAAATCTGTTGAATTCATTACAAGTAATAAAATAGAAAATATTCATACCTTTATAGTGGGATGGTCTAATCATTGTAGGAGAGAGGAAAATTTTAAATTTTTCTATGGTGGTTCACCTAAAATAGAAAAGGCATTTAGAGCAAGAGATAGTCAGTATGACTTGATAAAAGAGAAAGTTGGTAATCTAAGTAGGGTTGTGTTAAAAAATAAATTATTAGGTGATGAAGATGAAACTTCTAAAATAATTAGTGAATTACTTTATAATAAGGAATTGTCAATTATTAAAAGTCTTACCTATATGGTATCATTACAGGAATTACTAAAGAGTAAAAATATAAATTATGTTTTTTATTTTCCGTGGTACGATATTTTAACCGAAGAACATAACATCAATGATATTTATTCGCAGATAGATAGGAATTATTGTTTAGGACCGACTATTGATGGTGATAAAATACCAACTGATAACGCTCGTCATCCAAATAAAAAAGAACACCAGTGGATATCCGATAAACTATACGATTTTATAGGAGATAAATATGGAATCTAAAATTTTATATACCATAGGAAATTGTATGACATTGGGAGTCGAGTTGGATAATCCTGAAGTAGAATCTTATCCGTATCTTTTATCACAAAAATTAGGTTGTGAGTTAATAAATCAGGCTGAACCAGCATCATCTAACGATTGGATTTTTAGGAAGTCAGTTGAATGGATTGCCACAAATGATACTTCAAAGGTGCATACTTTTATAGTAGGATGGTCATCACCTGATAGACGAGAAGAAAACTTTAAATTTTTCTACGGAGGCCCATCTCAAATAGAATGTGGATTCAGAAAAAGAGATGACCATTACGATATAATAAAGGAAAAAATAGGAAAACTAAGTAGAGTAGTAAAAGAACATATACATTTAGGTAAAGAGGATAGCACTTCTAAGGTAATTAGTGAACTGCTTTATAATAAAGAATTATCACTTATAAAAACTCTTACTTATGTGTATTCATTACAAGAGCTACTAAAGAGTAAAAACATAAATTATGTTTTCTTTTTTCCTGGTTGGTATGGTATATTAATGAAAGAAAAGGGTATTAGTGATATTTATTTACATATAGATAAAAAATATTGTATAGAGCAAACAATTGATGATACAAAAAAAGGTAATTGGGTAAGTTGGTATTCGGAAGATTCGGAAATTTTATCAGGTCGTCATCCAAATAAGAAAGAACATAAATGGATGTCAGATAAATTGTATCATTTTATAGGAGATAAATATGGATTTTAACATAACAGCTGCAAGAAGATATACTTCAAGTGGTTCACTCGACAATGTAGTTTATGCAATAGCCTACCAATTTGAAATGAGTGGTTCTTCAAATAAATGGGATGGTAGTAATAATTGGTATAATTACAATACATATTCTGATTGGCACTTCTGTGGTCATGCAGATCCAGATAATTTTACTGCATTTGATAGCCTAACGACTTCATCTTATGAATCTTGGGTTCAGGCATCACATGGTGATAATTGGGGTGATTATACTTCAAGTATAGAAACGAGAATGAGTGCAAGTTTGGCATTACGAGTAAATGAAAGTCCAACCGACCATCTTTCTTGGCAAACTGGATCACACGTTGTGTGTGGATTAGCTCTTGCAAGTGGCAGTGAATTTCAAGGACATTATTTTAACGAACATTTTTAAGAGAGGTTTTAAGTGAGGTGGTTAATAGACGATAGTATTAGATATAAACAAAGTGGTTCATTCGAAGATGTTGTGTATGCAGTAAGATATTGTTTCGAAGAAACTGGTTCATCTTGTATTGAAGGACAACATAATATTGTGGCTATTAAAGGTCATTATGGTGCACCACGAGTGGATGAGGAAAATTTTATACCTTATGAGAATGTAACCACTTCATCATTTAAAGAATGGATTCAAGATTCCTATGGTTCAGAGTGGGGAGAATACACTTCAAGTATTCAAGAAAGATTGATATCAAATTTAGAATCAAGAGTAAATCATAAAGCTTCCATTGTTCATATTTGGCCAGGTGGAGAACAAACAATAGATATACCAGATTGGTTTGAAAGGCCAGGACACCCACGATTAGCCAGAAGTACTTATGCACAAGGTGGAAAGCCAGATGACAAAATTGGACATTTAAAAAGAACAAATACTGATTAATGATAAAATTTGATTTTAATCTACACAACTATACTGAACATAAAGTTTCAAAGAATATTAAAAGAATAGAGGTTATTGACCGAAAAAAATTACAAGATGGAATTGATACTTTTCAAAAAGAATTAGACTGGCAACAAATGTGGTCAGTTGATGATGCAGAAAAAAGATTGAAAGATAATTGGTGGTTTTATATAATAGAAAAAAATGATAAATATATTGGTTGGGCGTGGTTTGATACACCAAACAAACAATTTTGTAATTTGTATGTTCATAAAAATTACAGAGATGATGGTTATGGTAAAGATTTGGTTTATGTAAGATTAAACGAATGTAAGAAACAAGGTATTGAAAGGGTTTGGATGGAAGTTCAAAAGTGGAATATACCTATTCAAAAGATTAATCAAGAACTTGGTTGGACACCAAAAATACATTATACATTTTGGACTGGTGGTTATGATTCAACTTATTTAGTTTGCAAATTATTATTGAATAATAAAATTGTTCAACCTATTTATATTGATGATGGGATAAATCATGGTGGATATCATTCTAATCCATTATCAGCACAAAGAGGAGATAATTCTTATCCAAGACAATCTACGAGTATAGAGAGGGATAGAATTGAGTGGTTAGTAAATAGAATACATAAAATTATACCAAATTCTAAAGATTTATTATTATCATTAATGGTTATAGATAATCCTATAAAAGAAGATAAACATATAAGTGATGTTATAAAAAAATATAACGAATGGATACCCGAACCATTGTTTAAGGATAAGAATGGTAATCCACATTGGTTAGAAGTTCAAGCGGACATACTAACACGATTTCAAAAGGAATTCGGTATGGAAGTTTTTTACTCGAATGACCATATTGATGGAGAAGTTTGGGAAGCATTAGATGACGCGATAGAGGATGGAAAGTTGAATGTGGATAAGTTATCAGATGAGTATAAAGAATTTGAGATATTTAGTGGGTTTAACCAACCATTGAGAACCACCAATAAAGAAGAAATGTTAGAGGATTCAAAACAACTTGGATTTGACGAGTTGTTGTATTACACTTGGACTTGTTGGTATCCAAAAGATGATGAACCTTGTAATGAATGTAAAATGTGTAAGGAGAGAATAATAGAATGTCGGAACATTGGGGATACCATTTAGTACTTGATTGTAAAAATGGAAGAAATTTAAACGAAGATTCAGAAGAAGATATCAGAGTTTTTATAAAAGAACTCGTAAATAAAATAGATATGGTAGCATACGGAGAACCAAATATAGCATATCTACCAACACCAGACACACCCGAAAAGTCAGGATGGTCGGTAGTTCAGTTAATTTATACGAGTAGTATTACTTGTCATTTTGCTGACGAAAGTGGTGATTTCTATTTGGATGTTTTTTCGTGTAAAAAATTTGATAGAGACATAGTTATAGATTATGTGAAGCAATATTTTTCACCTTTTAGTGTGAAAGAGAAATACTTATTAAGACAATCGTAAACTAAACAAAGGAGATACGAGAAATGAAAAGGTTATTATTGATATTAGGAATGGTTTCAGTTCTAACAGCGCAAACAGCAACAATGTCCAATAATATAATTGGATACACCACAATTAATGAGAAACATGATCCAGATGGTGCAGAAGATAGAAATGGTGATGAATATGAATCTACTATTTCTTTTGAAAAACCATACCTTTGGTCATTCATTAAAAGTGATGATAAATCTTGGATGGCATCCATCTTCGTAGACGCACCTTGGGCAAGAGGTAGTGTTTATGTTGAGGAGTTATTCTATAAACCATATAGTGATAAGTTCACTATTGGATTAGGACGACAAGCAATTCCATTTGGTTCTAATGTTCCATATTTGGATTTAACAAGAGGTGATAAATTTACCTATCAAACACCAACACCTAACGATGTTGGTTTGTTATATTTCGGAGATGGTGTTAGTGTTTATGGTGGAGTTGGTAATTGGTTCATCGAAACCTATCACGGAAACGATATAGAAAATGGATTCGAGGAATACACAGCTGGTCGTGTGAGTTATGAATTTGGTGACCACTTTGTTGGTGTATCAGTCGATAATGAAAACAGACAGGCACTTGATGTAAGTGGATATAGTGAGTTCGTAGATTATGTTACAGAATTTAGGGAAGATTACCAATGGGGAAGAGCCGTTGTTAGACTACCTAATATGTGGCATCTAAAAGGATTAGGACTAATTGCAGGTTTAGAAAGAACCGAAGATGAAACACAGGCACTTTATGGTGTAACTTGGAGTTACGGAGAAAATCGTTTTCTCTCTACCGAATTAAGTGGTGATGGTGATTTGAAGGTTAAGTTGTATTATGGTTTTAACTTAAAGATAGGAAAAGAAAATGAATAAATTTTTAAAAGGATTTATAGCAGCAGCAGTTGCAATATTTGCTTGGTCAACCCTTGAGGTTACTGGTAGTTTTATATTCGCTGAAGGAGCAGGACCTGTATCGGTTTTATCGGTTAGGTTTCTAATCGCCACACTATTGTTTGGTGGAGTGATGTTATGGAAAAAACAAACAACAGGTGAAAATCTGTTTATAGTTGAGAAAGAGGATAGAAAGACATTTCTGTTAAATGGTGTAATATTGGCAGCACACTTATTGGTGTATTGGTTCGCTTGGGAATTACTCGACCCGAACCTACCTGTGATTTACGCAATATTCTATATGTATCCATTTGTTCTGTGTCTGATTTCGATTTACTATTATGGTGAACGATTTAGTACAAATAGAAAGATAGCATTAGGATTGGGAACTCTCGGTTGTATGTTTGCAATAGAACTTATACCATCATTTTCAACCGAAGCTCTAAACACCAAAGGTATATTGTTGGATGTTGCAGCTTGTTTAACATGGGTTGGATATGTTCTCGTAGGACAGACCATAATGAAAAAATATAAACCACTTACAATTGTTTTTTATGATTTTCTACAAGTGTTTGTTTATGTTTCATTATTCCAATCACCCACGACTACATTTTCTGAAGTCACACTTAGTGGATTATTGGCAATAGCTTACATATCAGTAGTAGCAAGTTTTATCGCTTACTTATGTTATTGGTACGCAATCAAACAAATAGGTGCATCGAATGTTGGGATTGCTGAATTAGGAACACCAATATTTGGGGTAACACTTGGTTATTTCTTTTTAACCATGACTCCATCTTTATGGCAAATACTTGGACTTGTAATGATTTCAAGTGGTTTGGTTTTGGTTTATAAGGAAAAACAAGTAGTATATGACCAATGAGTTTATCGTTGAGAGTGGTGGATTTACATTTGTAGTTCCTAAAAATCATAATTTTAAATTTGAATTATTAGAAGGACAGCAAATAATAGATGTTGCCATATGGAGTAAAGACAATCCAAAAAAAGAATTTCTTAGTATGGGACATTCTTTGTGGAAAAATGGTAGATTTATTAGTTTAGGCTCTTACCTTTGGTCAGACTATAAAAAAAGAAGGGTTATTGCTAAATGTGTGGACGAGACTTGGTTTGAATCATCAAACGAAGGTTGGTATCATCATTTACTTCAAGGATATTGTGATGATGAAGAAAATCAAGGCCGTGGAAGTTGTAAGACAAACTTTCTTAATAGTATAAAGGAGTTTGGATTAGGAGTTGAGCATCTAAATGACAATACGATAAATTTATTTGAAAAGGTAATGGTTAGTGGTGGACGAAATTTACTATTCTCAGCAGATTCAGATGCAACGAAGGGAGACCAAATAACCTTTCAAAGTTATATTGATTTATTGATATCGGTATCACTTTGTCCTACAATACATAATAAAACAGAAACAGATAGTAACTACAACTTGGAAACAAAGGATCCAGACTATCATTATGATTTTATAGATAGGGTAAATTCAATAAAGATTTCAGTAAATCCAAATAAATTACCATATCAGGTATATGAATAAAACAGAAAAATATATCTTAGAATGGTATAAAAATAAGATATGGACAAAACCCTTTTCGTCTAAAATATGTGATGGAATTGGAATGGTGGCTATTCGTGATATACCAAAAGAAACAAGTATATTTGATTTGGCAGAAAAAAGTGTTTATGGTTGGATTCCGATAGATGAGGCTAAGACAATACCAAATGGAGTTTTGAGGTGGGCATTAGAAGGTCAACCACAGGCAGATTTGGATGTAATGAATTCATCAAACTTATATGATAATTTTTTACAAGGAAAATATGGAGATTTGTGGGCATACACACAAAAGGGAATGAATTGGCAAACAACTTGGTATTTTGTTAATCATTCGTTAGAGAATCCTAATGTATCAGTTCATTCTACTGGTCATCCAAGAGTATTTAAATATATTACCCTTAGAGATATTTATGAGGGGGAAGAAATTTTAGAAAATTATAATGAACACACATCGGCATGGAGAGGTAATGAAAAATAAATACGATAGTTTACTTTATATTGATTTTGGAGAATTAAGTCCTGAAGAATGGACAGGAGTGTGGGAGTTTGATTCACTTACCGAGATAAAACAACCAACTATTGTAAGGTATATCCCAAATCAAACTGTCGTTCAATTCTGGCAAGGTCCTTATTGGAACGAGGAAACAAAATCTTGGGAAAATGACTTCACAAATCTAAGTAATTTTTATAATAGTGATGTTTTAAAAGGAATACCGATATGTCGTTGTTATACACCGATTGAAGTTAATTATAGTGCAGAATTAGCATATTATATAGAATCACCCGATGTCCACGATTTTTGTATATATTTTCCAGCCGATACTTTTGAACAGAGAAGAAATATGCAAAAGTTGGTATTTGATGTTATCGGAGAAGTTCTTGGTGAATTGGGAATAAATACCATGTATGAAAACAATCCTACAGCAAATGATTTATTTTATGAACACAATGATTTAAAAATTGGTGATGAGGGTAAATATAGAAAGTTTGTCGGTTCATTGTATAAACCATCAGATAATGGTTTTGGTTATCTTGATTTTACCTTAACATACAAGTTTGATTACGAATTGGCCAACAAGTTAAGACGAATCGAAAGTGATATAAATATTAAAAAGTATGATATTGAAGATATATCTGATAAAGTGGGTGGATTGTGGGATATTGATCCTACCATAGATTCAAACAAGATGGATTTGGATGTCATCCAATTATTGGCTAAAAAATTAAATTATTCTCTTGATATAAAATCCCCAACCGATGAAATAAAATCAAGGATGTTTAAAAGAGGTCGTAGAAGAATGACAGAAAAGGATTGGTATTTATACGGAGATAATTCAAAATTTCCACCACACCCTTATCGTGGGTTTGAAACTATCGTAGGGGATTGGATAGATGATACCTAAAAAATGTTACTTTGGTCGTATTTATGGTCGATTATCCACAAAAGGTGAGTATCAGATTTGCTGTGGAAAGGTGCCAACATCTGGTGATTATCACATCGATGGTAAATTCATAGACTATTGGAAATCAGATAAATTAAATAATTTACTTACTCAACTAAGAGATAATCTTGATGAGATGAATAAAACTTGGGCAGATGGTCATTGTGATTATTGTCCTCATTCTGTAATCAACGAGAAACTTCATAATGGTGAAATAGACATTCCAACTTCACCAATCACTTTTAACATAGATGTTATCAATGTCTGTGACCACAGATGTAACTTTTGTTGGCACTGGTCATATGATATGATAGATGATAAGGCACAATTTGATGGATTTTCAGATTGGGCTAAAGAGAAATTAGATTTACAGATATTCAAGGATACCGTAGATGGTTTGGTAGAACTTGGTGATTGTGAGGAGATACAAATTGGTGGTGGGGGAGAACCATTGTTGCACCCAAATATACACGAAATGATAAACTATGTCAAGGAAAATAATTTATCTTGTAAATTGATAACCAATTTTTGTCAGATAACAGAAGAACAACTCGACAATTTAATCGAGGTAGGACTCGATGATATCTTGATTAATATATCGGCAGGAAAAAGAAAAACTTATTGTGAGACGAGACGCGTACAGTCAAAGGTGTGGGATAAATTGTTGTCTAACATAGGGCATATACTTAAAAATAGAACAACAGATGTTCCAAGACTAACATTAAAGAGTGTAATTAATAGCGAAAATGTTCACGAAGTTGGTCACATGGTAGATTTAGGAGTGACACGTGGAGTTGATGTTGTTTCTTTGAGATTTTTTCAAGAGGATGGAGTTTATGATTCCGATAGTAAAATTGTTAGTAAAGAACAAAAAATTAAATTTGATGAAATACTTATAGATAAGATAAATGAATATGGATATGAAAAATATGAAGATGACGATTCTTTTATTTATAATTATAAATCACAACAAACAAACACTTTATTAAGGGGAGATGTATGAAACCACTTATAGAATTAGACGAATATTTAAATTTAGATGTAGAACCATTATATGAAGAATTTGTAAATACAATAGATACCATACCTAAAAAATATTGGCATATATTTTTATCTAATGCTGATAAATACAATGGTGGTGATGGTACTGGTGAAATATACGAAGGTTCTGGTTATAGATTTGAACCCATTGCCGGAGATAACGACTCACCTGATGTTCAGACACTATATTTAAGAACAACCACACCCGAAGTAGATTTGGGAACTGATTACTTTACAATAGATAAATCCGAGTGTTGGGTTGATTTACCAATATATGAAAAGTTTCCCAAGATAAAAAAGATGATTTCTGAATTACCATATGAATCTGTTGGTAGAATTATGTTAATTTTTAGTAAAAATGGCACGGAAATTGTAACTCATTATGACCACGATTGTAGGCATTGGCGTCAAGAGATGATTTGGATTGGTTTTAATGATGCAAAGAAATTGTTAGTTGAGGATAAAGATGAGACTATTTATTTAAAAGGAAATTCGTGTTGGTTTGATAGTCAACGGCGACACGGAACTAAATCGGATGGTTATTCAGTTAGTATACGAGTAGATGGTAAATGGAAATCAGATTTTAGAAACAAAATATTCGGAGAAGGTTCAGAGTGGGAAACAATAACAAAGTGGGATTGAAGAAAAACAAAGGTCTATTCGACCATATCACTCACATTACTCAAAAACAAACTAAAGATTATTGGAATTCTCTAAACGAAACAGAGCAAAAGCAGTGGTCTAATTATATGATACATAGATTCTTATCTATGAAGGCTGAATATGTAGAAGTGGTGAATGAGATTCAAAAATACAACTTGAAACCAAAGGATTTATACAAATTATATACCAATGTTCTTCCAAAGAAAAAAGAATGGTTGAGATATACAAAAGGAAAGAAAGATATGAAATATGAAAAGTGGTTAGTTGAAGTAGTAGCAAAACATTACGAATCAAGTTTGTCAGAGGCAAGACAATACTTGGAAGTGTTTTACTCTACCGAACAAAATAAAGCAAATCTAAAATCCATATTACAAAAATATGGTATCGAACCAAAGGAAATTAAAAAACTTAGACTACCTTAATGGCAAGAGTAAACTACGAAACTCTCGGTAAACTCATCGATGTTGATGAAAAGGACTTGGAGTTTGAAAGGGTTACAAATTCAATAGATGTCGTTGATATAGAATATGGTGTGGAAGTCATATTTGATTACTATCGTAGGCATGGATTCCCTCACTACAAAATTCGTGAAGATGAAAAACACGACCACCTAAAGAAACTGAGAAAGTTTGATGTCGATACGATATTCAAGGATAATCAGATAGTTCAAACTATGCACGGTTTGAGATTGTGTTGGACTTTCTTTCCACACTTTTGGGAAATAGTTTGTGGTAGTGCTAAGAAATCACCTATGGATATATTTCACGATGATGATATGTTTAAATCAACAATCCGTAAATGTTGGAAGTGGGAACAGAAACATTACAAGGGTGAGGACCCAAATGGTGAGAGAAATGTATTTCACGAAAATCGATTAAGACAATCCATAAAGATTTATAGTGGAACTCAATCCGTGAGTAATTTCAGACCTACAGCAGCAAAACTTATCTATGAGAAGTTCGGTGGAGATGGAGTCATTCGAGATATGAGTTGTGGTTGGGGTGGTAGATTACTTGGATTTTTATCTGCCTCAAATACCAAACATTACATAGGTACAGAACCATCTACAAAGACTTACGAAGGTTTATTGCAGATGAGCAAAGAATTTGATTATATAAATAAAAAGGTAGATATATATAAACAAGGGAGTGAAGATTTCGTTCCTAAAAAAGAATCAATCGATTTATGTTTTACTTCACCACCTTATTTCGATACAGAGAAATACTCAGACGAGAAAACTCAAAGTTATATTAAATTCCCATCCAATGATGAATGGGTAAATGGATTTTTAAAAAAGACCATAGAGAATTGTTACTATGGTTTAAAAAATAATGGTTATATGTTAATGAATATTGCAAACACACCAAAATACAAATTTATAGAAGAAGAAACCGTAAGGATTTCCAAAGAGTTGGGTTTTATCCAAGAGGACACCTTACAACTAACATTATCAAGTGTGATGGGAGCAGGATATAAGTATGAACCTGTTTTTGTCTTTAAGAAAAAGGAAGTATAATGACGGATTCACCAGTTTTAAAAGTTAATTATGGAGATATGCCAGGTATGAAAAGTAAAACACAACTATTCTTTAAAAATTTAGAGTGGGGTATAAATATAAAATCTAATACTATGTATTTGACATACGAAATAGAACAAGATACATTGTATGCTGTAACCACTCGTTTTGATAACTTTCTACAACATAACGAAGGTAAAGATATAAATTTAATAATTTCATCATATGGTGGGGATGTATATTCTATGTTAGGAATAATAGATTATTTTAAATCTTTACCAGTAAAGGTCAATACACATTGTCTTGGAGCCTGTATGTCAGCAGCCGCAGTAATACTTGCATGTGGAACTGGTAACAGAACAATCACAAAGAATTCTACGGTGATGGTTCACGAGGGTTCAGCATTTGAGAGTGGTAAAACCTCAGATGTTTTAAAAGGTGCAGACCACTTAAAAAAATTACAAAGTAATATAAATAGAATAATGGCAGAAGTCACAGGAAAAGACCAAGAATTTTGGGATAAGGTTTCACAACACGACACATATTTAACAGCAGAAGAATGTTTAGATTATGGTATAGTGGATGAAATTATTTAAAAAATGGTTGACTTTTATGTTAATTATGTGTAAATTCCAGTATGGAAAGAGGAAATAATATGGCAGAAATGATAAGAGAATCTAAGAATAAAAAAGAAGTAAATTCTAAATCAACATCCATTATAAAACAGATGGAAAAAGAATGGCCAGAGATGACCAAAGAATTTAAAAGATTACAAAGGGAACAATACGAATTGTTCTTACACAAGCAACACGATTACGGTCCAGGTAACATAAGTGTTGGAACACAATTACAAACCGAAGAAGAAATACATTTATCACTTACAGGTTTGTGGTTCAGAATGAATGATAAGATACAGAGGTTAAAAACTTTACTGATGACTAAAAGAGATAATGCAGTAGAAGGTGAACCGATGGAAGATGCTTATCTTGATGTTTCCAACTATGGGATTATGGCGACAATCGTAAAAAATGGAAAGTGGGGAAAGTAATATGAAAACCGCAAAGTATTTTACAGCCACATGGTGTGGCCCTTGTAAAGCATTCAAACCAGTAATGAATGAAATTAAAGGTGAGGGATACTCAATACAATTTATTGATGCAGATGACAATCAAGCTCTGATGCAACAACATAATGTTAGAGCAGTTCCAACCACGATAATAGAAGAAAACGGAGTAGAAGTAGATAGGTTTATGGGAGCACTTCCAAAAGACCAAGTTATTCAAAAATTAAATGGCTAGAAAAAAATCAATATCATATAGTCAGTTTGCACTATGGGAACAATGTCCCTATTCTTGGAAATTGACATATGTGGATAAGGCAATACCATTCACAGATAATATCTATACAATGTTTGGTACAGCTATGCATGAAGTATTACAAGAATACCTAAGAGTTATGTATTCCGAAAGTATTGTAGAGGCTGACAAATTACTTCTTAATGAAGAACTCGAAGATAGAATGAAAAAAATCTTTATGGAAATCAGACAGAAGAATGGTGGAGAAGAATTCTGTACTAAAAATGATATGTTAGAATTTTACAATGATGGATTAAAAATAATTGATTACTTCAAGAAGAAACGGAATCAGTATTTCAGTAAAAGAGGTTATGAATTGGCAGGTATAGAAACACCACTTAGTTATGATTTACCTAACAATCTAAGATTTCGTGGGTTTATTGACTTGGTTATCAAGGATACGGTTAGAAATCGAATTAAGATTATTGATATCAAAACATCAACTTGGGGTTGGAATAAATACCAAAAGGCCGACAAGAATAAAACAGACCAATTATTATTGTATAAACAATTCTATTCGAAAGAATTTGATGTTCCAATGGATAGAATTGATGTAGAGTATTTTATAGTAAAGAGAAAGTTGTATGAGAATACAGACTTTCCACAAAAGAGAATACAGACTTTTATACCAGCAAATGGAAAACCATCTATTAATAAAGTTAATAGAAGATTGGAAGCATTTATGAAAGAGTGTTATGATCCTGATGGAAACATAATTGAACACAATTACGAAAAATGTTCACCTCAAAAGAAATGTAAATCATTTACTAAATGTAAGGATTTATAATACTTATTATGAAGATGGAGAAATAAAATGGCAACCACAGGACAAATATATGCACTAAGACTTAAATTATCTGATTTTATTAATACAGAATATGAGTCATTAGTGATTGATAGGATTAATGAGGCAAATAAAACTCATACATTTAAACTTCAGTTGTGGTATGATGAGGGAGAAGTAACTTCTAAAGACTTGAAATTATTTATGGAAAAGTATGAAAGTTTACTTCATTACAAAACAACAATAAGACCAAACAGAGCTGTCGACCGCTCTCAATTTACTTGGTATGATATTATCCATCAAGAAGATATAGAAGAAGGATATCCATACAGATTTAGGTTTGTTGGAAGTGAGGATAGATTAACCTGTGTCTTTCAAGGAATAGAAAATTTTAAAAGTTGTTTATTATTTATTACTTCTGATAAACCATCAAAACAAGAAAAACCAAAAAGAAAGCAAAAAAGAAACGACTACGAGGATTAGTATGAAGCGAATTGGTATAGTAGGAGCACGAACCTATACTAATAAAAGAAAAATAAAAGAATTTGTATTTAAATTAAGAGAACAATTTGGTAATAAAGTTGAAATTATAAGTGGTGGACAACCAAAAGGAGCGGATGGTTACGCTAAGAAATTTGCACTTGAGTTCGATATGAAATATGTAGAATTCCCACCAAGACATTATCAATATAACCAACATTGTATTTTAGAACAAAATCACTACGGAAAAAAATATCATATAACTAATTTCTTTGATAGAAATAAACAGATAGCAGAGTATAGTGATTGTATAGTTGCATTTATTCCAAATAATTATAGTTCAAGAGGAACATTAGATACGATTGAACATGCACAAAAATTGAAAAAAAAAGTAGTTATTTTGGATTAAGGTGATACTTATATATATGTATATATGGAGATTAAAATGAAAAGTGAAACAAAGCTCACTTCGGTTAAAATTATAACCGATTTGTATAAGAAATTTAAAGGTGTGGCTTTAAACGAAGAATTTACATTGCAAAAATTAGTAAACAGGTCAATGGATAAATATTTAAAAGAAGAAGAATTTAAAAAGTCCATTGTGGAATATGATAATCTACAAATAAGTGGTAGTAATTTTTAAGTTATAAGGAAGGGTTGTATGTCTAAAAAGAAAATTTTATTGTTGTCAGACGATTTAAGAATGAGTAGTGGAGTTGGTACGGTTTCTAAAAACTTTGTTCTCGGAACAATTGATAAATACGATTGGGTTCAAGCTGGTGGTGCTATAAAACATCCTGAAGAAGGTAAAGTTGTTGATATGAATAAATCAGTTCGAGAAGAAACTGGTGTAGAAGATGCAAGTTTAAAGATTTATCCAATAAGTGGTTATGGTAATCAAGAGTTACTCAGACAACTTATGAATATGGAAAAGCCAGATGCTATATTACATTATACGGATCCAAGATTTTGGGAATGGTTGTATCAGATGGAGCACGAGATAAGACAAAATATTCCTATTTTCTATTATAATATTTGGGATGATTTACCATACCCAAGATATAATGAATTTTTCTACGAGAGTTCTGATTTGATTATGAATATTTCTAAACAAACTGTAAATATTGTTAATAATTGTGCAGTAAAGAAACCAAGAACAGATTGGGATTGCACTTATGTTCCTCATGGGATTCCTGAAGAAAGTTTCTTCCCAATTGAAGAAATGGACAAGAAGGCACTTGATTTCAAAAAATCAATGTTACAGAATAAAGATTATGACTTTGTAGTGTTTTGGAACAATAGAAACATCCGTAGGAAATTACCAAGTGATGTAATAATGGCATATAAAACATTTTGTGATACTTTGACCAAAGAACAATCTAAAAAATGTGTATTAGTTATGCACACACAACCAATAGATGGAAATGGTACAGATTTACCTGCAGTGGTTAGGGAATTATGTCCTATGTATGATGTTATATTTTCACATAAGAAATTAGAAGAAGAGCAGTTAAATTGGTTGTATAATATAGCAGATGTCCAAATCAATATGGCATCCAATGAGGGATTTGGATTAGGAACTGCAGAAGCAGTAATGGCAGGAACACCAACCATTGTAAATGTTACAGGTGGATTACAAGACCAATGTGGATTTAAATTAAAAGGTAAACACATTACCTACCAAGATTATACAGAAATTGTATCATTACACGATGATAAAAAATGGAAAGATAATCCTGATTTGACTTGGGGTGATTGGGTAAAACCAGTATGGCCATCCAATCGTTCATTACAAGGTTCAATACCAACACCTTACATTTTTGATGACAGATGTAGGTGGGATGATGTAGCAGAAAGAATTAGAGAATGGTATGATATTCCAAAAGATGAAAGATTGAAGGCAGGATTAAAGGGTAGAGAATGGATGCTAACAGAAGAAATTGGAATGTCATCAAAACATATGTGTGAAAGATTTGTCCACGACATGGAACAGGCATGGGAAAAGTGGACACCAAGAAAACGATTTACTTTACATAAAGTAGTATAAGGAGAAATTAAATGATAGGTTTAGAAAAGTTTCTAAAAGTTATAGATGATGTTACCACATTTATCATTGGTGATAAAAGAAGTGGTGATGATAGACGAGTAAAAAAATCTAAAAGAAAGAAAACTCGTAGAAAAACAGTTCGTAGGAAATAAGGATAAAAAATGAGTTATAAACCTTTAGTATTAGTTACAGCACCAGTAGGAACAAGAAGTGGTTATGGTTCTCATAGTAGGGATATTGTGAGGTCATTGATTGATATGGACAAATTTGATATTAAAATATGGCCAGTTCGTTGGGGTTCTACACCACAGAATGCACTTGACCAAAAGAATCCAAAGGATATTCCTATTATCGAAAGATTACTTCCCTCACCAAATATGGATAGAAAACCAGATGTTCATATTCATATCGTAGTTCCAAATGAATTTCAACCATTGGGAACTTATAACATTGGAATTACTGCAGGATTAGAAACTACGGTTTGTCCTCCTGAATGGGTAGATGGGTTGAATAGGATGGATTTAAATATAGTTCCTGCTACTTTTATAAAAACAATTATTGAAGAATTAAAATTTGATAAAATTGATAAGAACACTAAACAAAAAGTGGGTGTGATTGGTTCGGAAAAACCTATTGAAGTATTGTTTGAAGGTGCAGATATTGATATTTATAAACCAGTTAGGGAATTTTCAAAAGATTTGGTTGATGAGTTTGAAGGGATAAAAGAAGATTTTTGTTTTCTGTTCGTAGGTCATTGGTTACAAGGAAATCTTGGACACGACAGAAAAGATTTGGGAATGTTGATAAAAACATTCTTAGAAACTTTTAAGAATCAAACAAAACAACCAGCATTAATACTTAAAACTTCAGGAGCTTCACCATCCATATTGGATAGAGAAGATATAACAAAGAAAGTAGAACAAATTAAAGCTGGTATCGAAGGTAAATTACCGAGTATTTACTTCCTACATGGTGATTTAGAAGATGAAGAAATGAATGATTTGTATAACCACCCAAAAGTAAAGGCTCATGTTTCTTTCACACACGGAGAGGGATTTGGTCGTCCATTACTTGAGGCTTCTCTTTCAGAAAAACCAGTTATAGCACCGAATTGGAGTGGTCATACAGATTTTTTGAGTCAGAAAGACGCAGTATTACTACCTGGTAGTCTTAATGATGTGAAAAAAGAATCGTTTCCAAAGGGTATGTGGATAGAGGGTACAAAGTGGTTTACGGTAAATTATAATTACGCATCAAAAACTATGAAAGATGTATTTGAGAATTATAATAAATACATAGTAAAGGGAAAGAAACTTTCCATAATGAATCAATCAAAATTTTCACTTGATAAGATGACTGAAAAGTTTGAAGGAATATTAGATAAACATCTTCCTAAATTTGTAGAACAACCAAAATCAGTAGATTTAAAGTTACCTAAATTAAAAAAGGTTGGTAAACCAAAGAAGATTGAATTACCAAAACTAAAAAAGGTGAATTAGTATGGAAAGAGTAATAGATTGTCCAGTATGTTTTGACCACGATGCCTGTTTTGAGGATACACAAGAAAAATTCAATTCGTATATGTGTTTTAATTGTGGATTTATGAGTAATAGTATTTATACCGAAGATAATTTAAATCAGATTGAAAATTCTTCTAAACTTGTAAATGAATTAAAATTCTACGATGAGGAGAGAAAAATATATTGGTATCCATCGGTAGTTAATATGGGAGCTAAAGGAATTATTTTTCCTGAAGGTTCTCCTGACAATTGGTATTGGAAGTATGCAGAAGTAGTTCAAATAGAACAAGAAGAACAATTAGATTATCCAATTCCAGGTGAAGAAGGTAAATTTTATACAGAAAAACTTGATGTAGAAAATGCTACATCATTTGGTCAATATGAATTTTTAGAGGCATGTAAGAAAATGGGTATAACTATGGATGTTCCTAATGTCTAAGATTGGAACAAGTTGGAATCGAGTTGAACCTGGTGATATTGTTTCGTTTAAATATCAATCGGTGGTAGATAAATCAAAACAGGCTAAAACATCCACCATCTTGGTATTGAATACACGATTTCAGAAGAAGTTAAAGAATGGTGATATTGGATATTATTTGAATGGTATGAAATTAGAAGGTTCTAATATATCAGTATTTGGTAATAGAGATAGTGCATATCAGTTATTAACCGAAGTAGGTGGTTTGGAAATCGTAGACTTACAAAATGAGATATATAAGGTAAACATCGAAAGTAAATATATTGGAACTTGGGGTGCTAACGAAAAGTTATATGTAGCATTACAGAAAACACCAGAAGGAAAGAAGGCACAATTCAGAACATATGATTGGAATCAATGTAGAAAAAGTGCTGTATTTTTTGAACCAATAAAATTACCTATGAAGAAGGTGATGAGGTTAGCAGAACAACAAGGTATTAGATGAAAATTAGTTATGGTATTACAGTTCACAATGAAGCTGACGAGTTAAATAGGTTATTAGAAATACTAATTCACAAAACAGATCCTGATGATGAGATAGTAATCTGTGTAGATGGAGATGATGATGGGGTAGAATTTGTATTACAATCTTGGACACAACAACACGCTGACCACAAGACAATGAAGATATATCAGAGAAAACTTGATGGTGATTTTGCAGCCCATAAAAATTCAGTTATAGAAAACTCAGATGGTGATTATATATTTCATATAGATGCCGATGAGTATCCACACGAAACATTACTATTACAATTGAAACCAATATTAGAAGTCAATGAGAATGTTGATTTGATATGGATTCCACGAGTAAATACCGTAGATGGATTTACAGAAGATGATGTTAAGAGATGGGGATGGAGAGTTACAGAAAAAGGTTGGGTAAATTATCCTGATTATCAGGCAAGGTTTTTTAGAAATCATAAAAGTATAAGATGGGAAAGACCATTACACGAAGTAATAAGGGGATGTAAAACATACGCACACTTACCACCACACGAAGAATTATCATTATATCACCCAAAGACAAAGGAAAAACAAGAGGCACAGAATAAATTTTATATGGATAATTTCAGTAAAGATTTATTGGTGAGACGTGGATAAAAAATATTTATTATCAAATGGAGATAGTTGGACTCTTGGTTTTATGTTGGATACTGAGTATATGAGATTAAAGACTATGTTCAAGATGAAAATGAATTACGAACACTTATCTAAATTAATAGAGGATGAGGATTTGGATGAATGGTCTTGGTATATTGAGAATACTAAGTTACAAAAAGAATCATATGACTTTTCTGTAAAGAATCGATTTACAGGATTGGTAAGTAAGAAAATGGGATTAGAAGAAATAAATATTTCATATCCTGGTAAATCTAACAGAGCAATAATGAGAACCACCATTGAGTGGATTTTAGATAATCAAGACAAAGTGAAAGATACTTTTTTTCTGATTGGTTGGACTGCACCACATAGAACCGAATCTGTATCTGAAGATAAAGATGAATACGAAATTGGTGTGGATTCAAATGTTCCCTTTTCTGAAATTAAAACACTATATGATATAATCAATTTACAAAATTACTTTAAAGTTAATGACATAGATTATATGTTCATTGATTTATTCTCTGGTTTATTTATGGAAATGCCAGATGTGATTAGAAATCCATATGATGATACACATAGAAACTTTACAACATCTTTGGGTTTGTATAATGATTTGTTGAAAACATTAGATAAGGATAACTTTCTTAGTGAAAAATCTTTATTACGGATAATAGAAGAAAATGTAGATGGTGGTAATCTTGTAGCTGGAAATCAATTTTGTGAATTACCAATAGAGAATAATTATTCAGATGATTATAAAGATTTCGTTGGTCATCCATCGATATCATCAAGTAAAATTATAGGAGATTTAATATATGAGAAAATATCTTCCGACAATAAGTGAATTGATAGATAGACTTTCTATTGTACAATTAAAAGAGGTGTTTATAACAGAACACAAAGAAGAATATGCTAAAGAAATTAAAGACATAGTTCATGATTTATCCGAGTTAGGATTGAACGGAGAAATGATACGGGCAATCGTAGTTTTATCTCAAATGAATCTACACATATGGCATAACGAAACTAAATATAGAGCTGGTGAAGGTGATGGTAATCTTGGATTGACTCACGGATTAAATGGTATCAGAAATACAGCAAAAAATATTATACAAGACCAAGTTGAAGATGGTGGTAGGAAAGATTACAAGATAGATTGTATAGCAGCCGAGTTCAAAGATTGGGATGTGAGTTGGTAGAATGTCATTCGAAGTAATAAAAGAGTTTGAGAATAAAGTATCAGAATACTTTGGTTCACCTTATGGAATAGCTATAGATAGTTGCACTCATGGTTTAGAATTATGTTTAAGGTTATTTGATATTCCCATAATTGAAGTTCCAAAGAGAACTTACTTATCTGTTCCAATGTTAGCAAATAAATTGAATAAACCATTACGATGGAGAAATGAAAATTGGAAAGATTATTACGAGATAAGTAATAGTGGTATCTATGATGCAGCCGTGTTGTGGGGAGAGAACACTTATGTTGAGGGAACTTATATGTGTATTAGTTTTCAATTTCAAAAACATCTAAGTCTTGGTAGAGGTGGTATGATATTAACAGATAATAAAGAAGCTAGAAATCAGTTAAAGAAAATGTCTTATGATGGTAGGACACCTGATTTACCTTGGAGAGAACAAGAAATAGACACAATGGGTTATCATTATTATATGACACCCGAGACGGCTATGTTAGGATTGGATAGGTTAGAAAGTGCAAAAAATACAAAACCAAGAGATTGGGTAATTTCAGATTGGCCAGATTTAACAAAACTAAAGGTATTTAATGTTTAAAGAAACACGAGGTCGTTCAACCAGAAAGTCTATCAGTTGGAGAATAATAGCATTTACTAATTCTTGGATTATACTGGCATTAAGTATGACCGAAGTTCCACTTTGGAATGCAATAATAATGAATGCTACGGGTATGATTATGTTTTATTTTCACGAAAGGATTTGGGATAAGATTAAAGTGGGGAGATATAAAGGATGATATTTTTTAGGTTAATAGACAATCGACTTTATCCAGTTCACGAGGTGGATACACTTGGATTTGAAGAACAAGAAGGATTGAGGATACCTGATGAGTATTTGGATACTCAAAAGTTTATGATTATGAGGACTTGCCACGGAATAGGTGATTGGGGAATACTATCTGCCATGCCTCGTTTATTGAAAGAGAAATATCCAAATTGTAAGGTCTATGTTCCAACAAAAAAATTATTAAAAAGGGTATTTGGAAAAGAACATAATAATGTTCATGTGGTGTTTAATCACAATCCCCACATAGATGAATTTGTAGATGAGTTAGCTGGTGAGGTATTTCACGACCATTATAGAATTTGGGATAAAAATAATTCTGATATCCCATTACTCAAACAGATGT